AGCTTGAATAACTGGACCATCGTGCCAGACGGTTGCACCGTCAACAAGACGGAACCCACCAATGAGATCATCTTCATCTGTTTCTATTGTAATATTTACTCTAACTAACTCTCTACCCAACTGAGCACATGCTTGCTCTACACTAAGTGTCTTACCATTACCAGATAGTCCAGTAATGAATGTGGGATAGAACATTTTGGAACTGATGATTTTCTTTACATCAGAGAAGTTACCAAAAGGTACATAGTTTGGATCTTTCTGTGGAACTAAATTCTGTTCTACTGCTGGTGTTGCTGGTAGTCCCTCATAGACTCTCTCCAACTTCTCAGCAACAGTAAGGTTCCACTTACCTAGACCTGTTTTAAAATCTTTTAAACGCTTACTAACAGTTTGATAACCTAGATCAAAGTGAGCAGAAGCTTGACGTAACTGAGATGCATTGATCTCTGTTCCGAATTTTTCTTGTAAGTAACCCTTTATATCTTCTGTGGTTACTGGTGATGGAGCGAAAGGCATTGGATTTTGTTCTGTATGTTATAAGTATAATGGATTGTTTGGATTTGTGGGGGAAGGGAGGACAGTTTGTTAACTGACCATCCCTATGAACGAACTTAGGATCTTCTTGTTGTTGGACTTACTACCTAGCATCTTTTTGAATGCTCTAGAGATATCACCCTTCTTAGCACCTTCCTTAACTTCAAATTCAACTTCATTTTCTAAAGCTTTATCTTGAAGGGCATAGAGTTCAGTGAATCCCATAGGATTAGGAATAACAACTGCCTTATCTTTTCTCCATTGCTTTTGTATATCATAGTAGTTTGTAGTACTGTAACGATGTACAAAGCTTTGTAAGTGTCCACCAGGAAGGATTCTAAACCCTACTATGTTAACACCAGGATTACGATCTTTAACTTGAGTTATCAAAGTCGTTGTTACTTCTGTATAAGAGTCACGGAATTGAGGATAGACTCTACCAGTCTTACGATCACGTAAAGCATTAACCTCACCCATTCTAGAGCAAGATACTCTTTCATCTTCTCCATCGTAACTATAAGTTTTTCTACCATAAGTTATCATGCTACTCTCACCATCAGTAAGAATGCATACATTAACTTTCTCTAGATCATTCTCTTTCTTGAATGTTGGTATGATGCTATTAAGTGAAACAATTGCTTCATTCAATGGAGTACCAGATAGTTCTAATCCCATTGTTGGTGAGTAGAAACTATTTCTATGACCTTGATAGAGCCAAGCTTCTCTCCAAAGATTGATGCACTGTCTCTCATAGTTACGTGCATTGCTACGTGATGAGATAAGGTTAACCATGTTGAAGTTATTACTATCAACATAGATTTCTCCTATTACAGGTTCAACCTCCTCATTGTCTCTCTCCCATCTGAAATTACCAGGTTGAGTATTAGGATTGTTTTTGATTCTATTAACTATTCTCCACTCATTTGTGAAAGCATAAACTTCAAATGGAATCTGAACTTTCTTACAGAAGGCAGTAAGATTTAATAGCTGCTTAACAGTTGAATAGATTGTAGGAGACATAGATCCACTCCAATCTAAAACAAATAAGAGACCATGATTCTTACCATCAGGTAAGACTGTTATCTTCTTGAAAAGGTCTTCGTTATACTTGTAAGTGTGTAACCTTGCTGTGTCCAATACTCCAGTCCTAGAAGTAGCAGCACGAGCATAAGCACTGGCAGACTTTCTGCATTCAAATTCTTTAACAAGATAGTTAACCTCCTTTTGTGATTGCTTGCGAAACTTACGATACTCTTGATCAGGTGAACTGTAAACAAAAGATTCTACATTACCTTTATGCTCTGGTACATTCTTGGATACAAATTCTTTAAGGTGATCAGCACTTGCTACGAACTCCTTTCTATTAGAATCGATCCAGTCATGTACTTCAGTCCAGTCAACAACAATATTGTCTATGTTAAGGTTTTTAGGTAACTCAACATAAGATATTGTACGACTGTTATATTTGTTTGCATTTAATTTTTTGGTTTGCTCATCAAATGCTTTCTGGGTACGTGACAGATCTGAGTTGTGATCACCACCTCTGTTAGATCCTTCTGTAATATCATCATCATCACCTTCACCTTCCTCTTCATCATCACCACTTCCATCAGAAGAAGTTTGATCAGTCTCTTCAGTTTCAGGTGTTGCTTCTGACTGCTGATTCTCTAACTCACCAGTTCCTTCTTTAGATGAATTGTTAGGTAGAGATTCTTTTGCAGCATTCTCTTCCATCTGCTTCTGATAAGCATATACTTCCTTTGCAATCTCAATAACTTCTTCAAATGTTTCTGCAGATTCTGCTTTAAGAACAAAGACCATTTCTTCTGCTGTAAATGGAATCATAGCAGTAGCACCAACCTTAGCATTAAGATTGATACGATCAATTAAGATGAAGGTTTTTAAATTCTCACCACCAATCTCAAAGAAATCTCTATCATCAAGCTCTGCATAACCTCTAGCAAAAGTCTTAGTGAGACCAGGATACTTACGCTTCATCAATTTCTCGATGCGTACATCCTCAATCACATTGATATAATCTTTAGGGCAGTCTGCATCTTGTGTCCAATCATAGTTGGGTGTATATAATGCATGTCCTACCTCGTGACCTACTAGAAGATCATACACAGTGTTTGTAGCGAAGTCCCACTGTGGTAGTTCAAGTACTCTTCTCTGTACATCAAATGATGCTGTTGTGCAAGTGCTGTTATGCTCTACTATAAGGTTCTCAGTAGCAAGCAATCTTGCAAGGTTTCCTTTAATTTCGTGCTGTAGAGTCATGCTGTTCGTGTCTTATGTACCTATAATACATGATCTTAGGGACACTTCAACCAATAGTGTCCACTTTCTAGACCGTCACATTACCAGCAATGGTGATCCTGTTCTCATCAGAACTATGGTATGGGTTAACCCCATGATGGATCCTAGAAGGGAATAGTATGATAGCACCTTCTGCTCCCTTGTCAACCTCCACGTTCTGTATATACACACCACCATAATGAGTAGGGTGTATAAAGTATGGACATCCTGGAAAAGATTGTTTAGAAGTATTTCTATGAAAAGGAAGACTTCTTTCTTCTTCTAAGGTGAATGGTATCTTATGAAAAATAATATAGCTATAGATCCCATAGTGATTATGTGGTGGGTTATATAGGTTCTTTGAAGTGATGTTAACCCAAGGGTCATCCATCTTTAGATTCTCAAAACCTATATGTGGATGCATAACCTTAGCCATCTCTGTCTCATACTCATCGGTATAATCCTTATACTGAACACGATAAGCATTAGCAAGACCTACAACATATGGTCTCAGTAAACTAGAAGCTTCTGGTATATTAAAACAATCATCCTGTACACCAGCAGTAGCAGCTTGTATACTTCGATCAGAATTAATAATAATATCATCTAATTCTTTTCTGTGTTCAGGAGACATATGTGTCTGCACATAACCAGAACAAAAGAATGCTTGAAAATTAATATTCATTGATCATACTATAGTTCTTAGGTTTCTCTACAGTAAGAGTTCTTTGGAACTTATCAGTCATAGATTCTTTATGAGATATCACAAATACATTTGTGCTATCATCGAAATTACGTAGGATCCAACCAAGGTCAGAAGAACCAGATTGATCAAGCGAGCCGTCAAAGATTTCATCGAGTATAAGAAGATTAGTGTCTACGCTATTCTTAAGCTTAGCAACGCTACGCCAAGTAAGCAACAGTGCTATATCAATACGTGCCTTTTCTCCTTCACTGAATGACTCGTATGAGAACACATCTCTATATCTAGACTTAATAGTCTCCTCAAAATTCTCATCTAAAGTAAAGTTAACATAAAAGTCCATACCTTGTAGATACTGATTGATCAGTTTATTCATTGTAGGAAGATAGGTCTTAATGATTCTAGTCTTAATACCACTATCCTTTAATAACTGACCAGCAACATGTAATGTATCTTTATCCTTCTTAGTAGAAGCAATGGATTGTTTAGTAGTATTACCAGTTTCTATAAGACTCTTAAGTTTCTCAAACTCTGCTTTCTTATTTGCAGAGTCCTTAGTAAGATCATCTATCTCATTCTCAATATCTTTAATAGTATTTCTTACGGTATTAATTTGAAAATTGAATTGACTAATCTTTGAGTTGATATCAATAACCTTACCACTGAGCTCAGTGAATTTAGTTTCTCTATTTTCCTCATCTATGATAGCAACTTCTAATTCTTTAAACCCACCCTCAAGCTCACCTATCTCAGTGTTACCTTCTTCTATCTTTACTGCTCTAAATTCTTCAGATAGATCCTGAGTGCAAGTAGGACATACATGATTGTCTTGAAAGAACTTATGCTCCTTATGACAATTCTTAATCTTCTGTGATACCTTTGTTCTAAATGAATAAAGTTTCTTTAACTTCTTAGATACATCTGCTAGTTCCTGTAGTTCTAATTGTAATCTAGCAGCTTCTATATTCTGAACCTCTATTGCATCCAAAGAAACTTTCTCATCTGCACTAAGCTCCTCTATCTTATCTTTCTTTCTATCAATCTCACTCTGTGTCTTCTTCTCTATCTCATACATATAATTCTTTTGAAGTTCAATCCTCTGTCTTTGTATTTCAAATTGACCTTCTAAGCTCAGCAGTTCTTCTTTATTCTCTCTAACCTTAACACGTAAAACATCATTCATAACAGAGAAGATCTGGATGTCTAAGATATCCTCAATGATCTCCCTACGTTGTGCACCAGGTAATCGCATGAAAGGAACAAACGTAGATGATCCAAGTATCACAACCTGTGTGAATGACTTGTACGACATTCGTAGTATGTTCTGTTCTAGATTCTTCTGTTGTATTGCTACTGTATGATCCTGATCTAAAGGTTGACCATTCATGTAGATGATAAACTTGTTAGGTTTAATACCACGTACAACTGTATACTTATTGTTACCAATATGAAACTCTACTTCAGCAATACAATCCTTCTCATTGATACTATTAACCAATGCAGATTTACTAATCTTACGAAACCCTCTTCCAAACAAAGCAAAGGTCAACGCATCTAAGATGGTTGACTTACCTGCACCGTTATGTCCAACGATAAGATTAGTTTTAGCTCTAGTTAAATCAATTTCAGAATAGGTATTTCCAGTACTAAGGAAATTCTTCCAACGAACCTTCTCAAATATAATCATATAATACGTGGTGGAATGATCAAATCATCTTTAGAGTAGACAACATAATTTGTTTCTTGATGGTCACAAGCTTTCATTATAGCATCTCCGTCAACTTCCTCAACATCAAGCTCAGGAGTTGATGGATCATTTATCTCATCAACAAGAAAAACATATCTCTCAGCATCTTCCTCTGCCTCAAACATAGGCACAATCTGTTCCATGTCTTCTCCAGTTACAGAGAATACTTGTTGTGGTTGACCAGCTAGAGTGAGGATAAACATGTTCATACGACCTCGCATGACTCTATGTATAGAGATTGCATCAATTTCTTTAGATCGGTTTTATCTACTGCTATCTCTGCTTCATCAATATATTCATTGAGAAGAGTTAAAGTATCCTTAACATTGATCTCAACATCTTCATCCAAGTCAGTGTCTACAAGGGTTTCTACGATCTTAACATCATGAACTCCTGTCTGGTATAGCTTATCTAAAACAGAATCAAACTGTGAGTAATTAGTTTTCTCTTCTACGATCAATTTTATAAACTGATCAGAATACATCTCAGTATCAAACTTACTATAATCATTCTCGATATCATTATAGTATATCTTACTGAAGATTTCAAATGGATTCTTAATGAACCTCAACCTATCAGTCTCTGTATCATAGATATGAAATCCTCTCTGATCCTTGTAATCATTCCAGAACATCTGATATGGATTACCTAAGTACTGGACATTATTCCTCTTAGATCTATGATGGAAGTGACCTGACCATACACGATCAAATCTATTAAACTCTTTTATAGTACGTCCACCATCAAAATGCATACCAGGCGTAACCTCAAACCCATCTATCTCTAGATGTCCAGCACATATATCAGCATTGCTATTGTTTATAAACCATTCAGATCTATCTACATTAGCAGTATTAATCCAAGGTAACAATAGAAAGTTCTTACTATCAAATTTAATCTCATGTGGTTCACTATAGATCTTAATATTCTCGTACTGTTCTAACAACAACTCAGGGGAATTGATATGACTACTGTTCTTATAGTATGTCGTATGATTCCCTAGAATCATGTGTACATCATATGCTCTAAGTCTGTCGAAATAGTTAGTCTTAATCCTTGCAAAAGTATTAAAATCCAAAGACTTTCTGTTATCAAATGTATCACCCAGATCAAGGACTGTAGTGATGCCCTCTCGTTCAAGAGTAGGGAAAAATATCTCATCATAAAATCGTTGGAAAAAATTCCAGAATGGTAATGAACCCTTGCGACCATCTAGGTGCTGGTCTGTAATGATAGCAAGCTTCATTTTTTAGTAGTATTGCTACGTGTCCTGTTTATAATTGAAATGAATTTATCACCAGCAAATGTTCCAGCAAGACACACATCAATCTCATCACCATCTACCCAGTTCATATCACCATTCATTTTGGTATGAAGCATGGCTTCTTGAATCTTGTCTATAACGTCTTGTGTTAATTTCATACGAAGCTCGTGTTGCTGGATATTGTTGTCTTAGTTTTTGTACGACTGCTAGTTGTACTTCTAGTAAATTCATCTGCCCTCTCTTGATCTATTTCTAATAGTGATGTGATTACCTTCGATAGCAAACTCTAAGTAATCTGTATGATCCCAATCTAGTTCTTCATATAGATGATTGAGTTTATCCATATCATCCCACAAGTCGGTAGGAGTAGGCTCCCCCCAGAAAGGATTATCGTCAGGATTCATCTGTTCATTTTAATTTCGATGTTTTCTTTAATACTGTTCATATCAGACTTAGAAGCATTTAGACCTACAACACCAGTATCATCTACATGCATTACTGTAGCAGAGTCAGAATGATCTAGGATCTTTTGTTTGATCTCTAGTTGCTTCTTCTCTTTTTGGATACGTCTCAAGAAAGCATAGTATATGATCTGAGTGAAGTAAGCAAAAGGATTAGAAGATTTCTCAGGATCAAAGTTATCGATATACTGTAAGCAATTCTCAATACCATCACATATCATGTCTTCCCTAAAAGGGTAGTTCACAAAGTTTGGTTTGTAAGATAGGTGTGTAGCAATCTTAAGGAAGCACTCACCTATGTAATTAGGTACTCGTGGTTTGTCCTTCTCATGCTCACGTGAATAAATGACTCTCTCACGATAGATAGTCATTGCTTCTAGGAGTTCTTTGTTGTTTACATAGTACTCAGTCTTTGCTCTCTTGGCCATATCGTTCTAAATCCTGTAAGAAGTATAGCATACCTATTTACAAAAAGCAATGTTTAAGATTCGTAACAATGCTTGACGGCGATCCAAAATCCCAGTACAATTCACCTTGTGGTGGTTCAAAGGAATGCTAGCTAGTTTTAAAGATCTTCTCTAGTAACTTTCTAGCTTCAGGAACGGATCCTACATATCCAGGAATTATTTTGTTTGGATCACCTACAGCTTTACCTTCACTAATATGTTTATTGAGTTGTTTTGCTTTCTTATCTTCAGAGATACATTTCAAATAGAAAGCTCTAATCTTTGGATCACACTCAGTCATAGTTAGTATATGTTTTTTGGGAATAAAAAACGAGTCGTCAAAAGTTGAGTGCATCCATTCAGTAAGACCAAAACCTTGAACCTGAAGCTTCTTATGTTTATGTCTTACCATCTCTACTTTCATAGGTTCAAAAATCAGGACGACCTCATCTTCAGGACAATTAGATATCCTACAGATAATCTCTTCCCCAGAGACAAACTTAATGGTAGCAAAGAATTCGTCTTCCATTATTGTAGATTTATTCTAATGACTTCATATTTAAAGTTCTCCCCTTTATAGATGTTAACTCTTTCGTCTAGATGTTTAAGTGTGTAGTTCCTACCACCTATATCATCAGCAATATCATATAAGGTTGCTAGTTCTTTTCCTTCCCCCTTCCTAAGTACTCTACCAATGGATTGTAGATTTCTAATACGTGATTTACTGGGAGATGCGAAGATGATATTATGAAGCCGCTTAATATTAATCCCAGTACTAAAAGTACCGTATGACGCAATGATAACCGCATTGTCTTCAAGCTCCGTAATCTGTCTAACCTCCTCACGGTCCTGAACATCAGTACCGCCGTGAACAAAAAATAGTTTCCGATTAGAATCTATAGAATTATTTATCAATTCGTGCAACGGTTCACCATGCTTCTCGATATAATTAAACAAGACAAGCGTGTTACCATCTAGGTCTCTTACCAAATTCTTGATGAGGTTATTACGACCTTTGTGACTGACCAAGTAATCAATCTCATCTTGGTATGTCTCGAAACCCTGAGCTGGGTGTTTACAAAATAGGATTTTGATCCTAAACTTAGAAAGGTATCCAGACTTGATCAGGTCATCTGTCTTGGTTACTTGCTCACATGAACCAAAGAGTCCTTCCAGTACCCACTTGTGGGTCTGAGTACCATCCAAGGTTCCAGTGAAACCAAACCTATACTTGGCGTTATGGAGTTTGGTCATTATACTTGTTAATGACTTGGCTTTAAATAGATGAGCCTCATCTCCTATAACACAATCTATATCATCAAAGTACCTCTTAGGAAACTTATGAATCGATTGCCAAGTTGATATAATAACATCTTTATTCGTACTCTTATCTTTACCACTGTAAATCTTATGAACATGAGACTCAGCATCCCAACCATATTCAATAAAGTCGTTGACCATTTGTTCGACCAGACTAGTAGTAGGAACGATGATCAGCGTTTTCTTGCTGGAGGCGGTGTAGTATCTGACGAGGGAGTAGATCATAAGAGATTTACCCGACCCAGTAGGAGATAAGAAGAGCTTCCTATTATGTTTAAGAGCCTCGTACACTGCCTTGTATTGGTAGGGACGGGGTTTTATTTTGGATATTTTATCCATGAATGTTTTAACACCACGTGGTGATACAAAGTCATTAGTCTCTCTAACAGAACCGTATGTATCGTTACCTAGGTGTTGAATATTATATTGATGCTCTCCAGCCCACTCCTCTAATTGATCTAACAGACCATGATATAGTTCTCCTGTAGCAGGTGAATATAAATGGATCATACCATCCCAGTACTTATATCTGGGATTTCTTTTTAAGAACTTTGCTTCTGGTACTTCAAATGAGAAGTAATCAGCAAGCTCATGATGGACATGCTGATCCCCATGAACCTTTATGAACACTTCATTCTTTTTTTGTACCAAAATACTAGTCATCAATCAGTACCGTTAATGAACTTTTCCCATTCAATTGCTGACTTAATCTGGAAACCTCTATTAGATACTTGCTTCATTACACAGTCAAGAAAGTATAACATCTGCTCAATATACTTTACCTTAGCCTCGACATTGATAACATCACTGTCTGCCTCGATATAAGTTTTCATTTTATCTTGAGTAGATATCCTACCGCCAAAAGGTTTCTCAGCATATACTTTAGCATCTGCCTCGCCACCGTAGTATTCTTTTTTCTCCTTGACTATCCTACGAACCTCAAACTCTAAAGACGTTTTGATCTGTTGTAAGTCAATGTAATGGTTTAAATATTTATTGTGCTGAAAAGGGATCTCTAATGCTAACTTCCCTAAGTCAGTACTGTAAGCTTTATCTTTAAATTGGAAGTCTACTTCACTATCGACTTCCCATTCAGATCTAATTGTATCAAAGCGATTACGAAGAGTTTCAAAGTTCATTTAATGATGGGTCTGTTATAGTATAGAAATGATACTTAAAAGTAACATCTGCAGTCAAGTATTCCTGTTGGTCTAATGATGCATCAAAGTCCACTCCTGTAAGAGCGACTGGAAATAGTCCTGTAAAATTAACAATAAAGTTTGTGTTGAAATTTGAAGTGGTAACTAACAACTGACCTCTACTGTACTCTGGATTATCTGGAACTGCTTCACTAGATCCAGCATTACCGTTACCACGAATCCATTTATGGATTGAGTTGTAGTTGACTAAAGACTCATCTATAATGAATCTTACCTGAAAGTCTCCAAATGTAACTCCACCACCAGGTATGATAGGTAGATCACGGAACCTTGAAGGTACTTCTGTAACAGGCATTTGAATGTCTGGTATATTCGCTGCCTGACAAAAGAAATCCACCCCTTTAAAAAGTTCCAATTCTAATTGGAAACCAAGAGGTGAAAGATAGTTTCTGTTTGTTAGTTGCTCTTTATACCAATCAGAGGCCACGGTCAACTTCCCAAGCTATACTTTATTTAGTATACCACCAATACGGACCTTCTCCAGGTCCACCAGTATAGTCATCATCATCATCGTCATCCCATGTGATGTTTATATTGGGTGGTTTTTTCTTCTTCCAACTTTTAACCGCAATAACTGAGGCAATGGTAGCAGCAGATACTATGGGTGAAGCGAAGAGTAGTATCTTCTCTAACATTAGTAATGATATTCGTCAAGGATGTCTAATGCACTATTTAGAGCTTGTTGTGCTGACCACCTTTCTACAGGTGTCCATTTTGGCCAAGCCATCTCAGTGTCTATGTCGTGTTTAAGTTTCAATAACCTAGCCGTCATATCAACTTTGGATAGTCTTCCGTTCATTATGTAGAAGGCAGGGGTTCGTGTGCTTTCATAGTTGCATATGCATTGTTGTAATATGGTGTATGTGTATCACCAGCTTTTTCAAGTTGATATACTATAGAAGACCAAATAAGGTACTGCATGTAACTCTTTTGCATAATATATTATAACATGTATTCAATTATATAGGCAATAAAAAAGCACCCTTTCGGGTGCTTTGTATGAGTATCGTAACCTCGGTTTACATGAGGTTAGTAACTTGTACACGTCTGTAGTACATGTTAGCATTAGCGGTGAGGGTCTCTCCATCAGGAGTACCATTGTATGCACCGTTAGTTGTAACGAATGGGTTTGAAACCATACCATAACGTGTCTTGAATCCAATTTTTGGTTGGAAGTTGTTAGGATCAATACTGCGAACCATTTGTAGAGGTACATATGGGCAATAGAATAATCCAGCGTCATAAGGAGAAGTTCCCTTATAACCAACAACATAGTAGTGCTTATCAGATAGATTAGCAGCATAAGGGTCAACGTAGACCTTAATGCGTCCGTTGATTGTACCAACTAGAAGATTTCCAGTATCATCAACTTCACCGATGGAAGGACCACCAGCACCAGTTAAACCAGAACTATAGTCAAGTACACCAGCCATTGCTAGAGCACTAGCAACGTCAGCAGAACACATCAAGAAGTTACCCTTTCCTCTACGAGTCTCTTGTGCGATTGCGTTACAATCTCTCTCGATTTGGAATAGGAGTCCTTTGAATTTCTCAACTGACCATCTACCATTACTATCTACGTCTAGGTCGAATACACCAGCAGTTGCTACGTTATTAGCAGCACCTTTCTTAGCAACGCTATAGACTCTACGAACAACCTCACGGTTGATTTCAGCAAGCACTTCAGAAGATAGGATGTTAGCAAGTTCTTGCTCGGCATCTAATCCATGAATAGCTTTCAAGTCTTGAGCTAGTTCTAAGGTGTACTCTGCTTTGAGGGCTCTGGACTTAGCAGTCACAGAAGTCTTCTCAATGCTGAATGACATTTCACGGAATAAGTTTCCTGTGTCACCCATTGTTTCTAGGTCTTCCCTAGACATTCCATTAGCAACCTCGTAGGTTCCTGGAGAAGCGTCATTAAGAAGAGCTGGGTTGTTACCATCAGATAATGAGTTACCTGAAGCTGAAGTACCATCTCCTTCACGAACAGCATAGTCTCCCTTGTTGGTGTCTCCACCAGCAGAGAATCCTGTGTCTGCCTCGTTGAAGAGTGCTTCCTCTCCACCTTGGTTCTCGTAACGTGATCTCATTGCAAAGATCAATCCAGTAGGTCCAGACATAGGCTGAACACCACAGATATCATATGCAACTAGATTAGGCATTGAACGGCGAATCAAGCTGATGAGAACTGGGTCGAAACCAGCTAGTCCAGCTGTATTGGCGTTACCGAGTGCTGATCCAGCAGGGGATACAGTACTTGCACCGAGAGCGTTCACGGCGACTTCATTAAGCATTCCCTTCTCTTCACGAAGGAATCTTTCTTGGTTTTCTAACAGAACTGCGGTAACCGCTTTCTTATAATTGTCTTTGATGGTAGAACTACCTTCGTGACTAAGAACAGGATCCCACTTCTCTGTTAGGGCTTTTGCATTAAACATGCGATTATACCTCTATGAGAATATCGTTAATTGTTGTGTTTATTCCCAACGACTAAGAGCATCCACATAAGCGTTCATAGCTGGTGTAGTTGCAACTTCCTCGACAGGAGTTTCATCTGCTGCAGATGCTACTTTAGGAGCATCTCCTTTGAAGTAGCTTTCCTTGAGAGTATTGATCTTCTTGGAATATTCTTCCTCTGAAGTAAATTCAATTCCTTCTGCAAGTGCAGCTAGTTTGTCTTTCTGAGTATCCACCAATCCTTCTGACACAGTGTTCAGAATAACTTTCTTTGTGTTCTCATCTAGACGAGTTTGAAGTTTCACATTAGACTTGACCTGTTCGTCAAGGCGTTCTTCCATTTTACGAATTTGTTCAGCCATACCTTCTACCACATCGACTTTCTCATCGGGGATAGAAATGTAGTGCTCTTCAAAGAGATTCTTCAGACCTGCAATGAAGTCTTCTGTAATCTCATTCTTTATACCACGGTCTAGGGCGATTTGGTTCTCTTCAACCCATCTACCGATGGCGTAGTTAACTGTGCCATTAACTTCCTCTGCAAGTTCTGCCTTAGCAGACTCAACTTTCTCAGCAGATTCTTTAGCAAAGTGTTCTACAAGCTTTGTATGCTCTTCTGCAAGTTTTGACTTGATAGCAGCCTCGAAGATTGTCTTGGCTTTCTCAGCAAACTCTTCAGAGAGTTCTGTACCTTCAAGGAGAGCTTTAACATCGTCAGCCACGTCAACTTCCTCGAATGAAGGCTTAACTGGATATTGTACGTCAGGACCAGTAGTAGTACCATAAGCAGCAGCAGTACCTACGGAAGGTGTTGCTCCTTGATCACCAGCATCATTTATATTTGCGGTTTGTGCTGTACCATCTGATTGTGCTCCTTTGGCTCCAACGGGGGCAGCAGCCTTAGCACCTGGATTATCTTCACCTTCATCATTTCCATCAGGTCTTGGACCTCCGTTGTCGGTTATTGACTGACCTGCAGTAGCAGCATCTGTCCCAACACTAGGTTGAGGATCTTTGTGGGAATCCCTCTTGGGTTCACCTGTTACCGCACCAGGTGCTGGTGGGTTTGATGGAAGAACAGCCGCAGAAACACTAGGCATTGGATCTTGTCCAGCCTCAGAAAGAACTTTTTCATTCTCACTAACGAATTCCGCAAACTTTTCGTTTAACATATCTGACATTTGAGTTTCCCCTAAGATTCGTACAATAAGTCTAAGTTTATTTATAGATTTACAATCCTGAAAGGAAATGCTCAAACACTTTGAGTGTTCTTTCCTCAAGATTTTTGTGAGTAGACTTGCTCACATAACTCTGGTATTTAGCAACTTCGGTTTCCTTAAGAATACCGTTGCTCCAAACCCACTCTTTACCTTCCATGATACCATTAACAAAGGCATCAGGTGCGGAAGGATCAGCAACTATATCTGCTGCTGTTGCTAACATGAAATCATCCATTACATAATTAGCATCTTCTTGTTTGTCGATGCTACCCATTCCTCTAGATGATACACCTAACTGAACACCCTCTCCTAAAAGAGACTTAGCGATCTTACCCATTGGTGTGTCTAAGATCTGTGCCTTGCCGATGAAGTTTGATCCCTCAGCTCTAAGCGAGGTAATTCTGTGTGAAACACGGTCAAGATTAACAGTAGGACCGTCAGGATGGCCCAACTCCCCAAGAGCACGTTTTGTTTTAACGTATTCTTCATTGTATCTACCTACTTCAGTTTCAAGAACTTTGAAAGGGTATACTCTACCGTTTCTATTTTTAAGTTCTGCTTGTAAGAAAACACCTTCGATGTATAATTTTTTATCATCACCTTTACCTTCAGTAATGACTTTTACATCTTCAATCTGTTCCGTTATCAGTTTCATTGGATGGCTCCTCTACCTGTGGTTCATCAAAAAAAGTCTTGGCAACTACCTGCTTGTAACTCTTGATTGCCTCTGCAGCACGACCATAAAGAATATCTGAAATTGCATCTAATGCATCAGCTCTTTTGCCGTCTTTAAGAGTATCAACTACTGAAAGAACTTCAGCGTTAGGGTTCGATTGTTCCATGACTATCTTTTATTTAGTATTACTAGTGGTTTTGGTTGGAGCAGGTTTAAGCTTAGCTTGTTGCTTAGCCAATTCCATGTCTCTCTTTTGATCATCTTCAGCATTTTGTGCCTCGATCTCAGGAGCGAAAGCATCGTTCTGACGATCCATTGTATCGAATGTATTCATATCGATTGGATCCATAACGAGACCTAGTTCAATCTCCTTCTTCATCTGCTTATCTTGTTCCTTAATATCTGTTTCTTTGTGACCAAGAATATTACGGCGAATATAATCAACAGAATAATATTTACCCACGTAAGGATCCATCTGTGTTACTAGAGCAATCCTTTGGGTTTCCATCTCAAGCTCTTTTAATTCATTGAAATGATTGTCGTGTATGTAATCATACTGGATATGCTCTTGCATATCATCCCAATCTTCAGGAGCAATAACTCCTTTAAGAATTAGTTGAGTCTTAAGAATGTCTTGGAAAAGGAAACTAAATCTTTTGCGTAGTCTTCCAATGAACTTAGTAAACTTGAGTTCGTCTCTAAGAACTTCCGTAGTCTTACCGAGATTAAAACCTTTGTTATCGTCAGTAAGGCGAGATGGTGGAAGGTTAAGTGAGTTATATAACTTCTTCTTAAAATATTCAACGTCTTTAAGTTCACCAAGGTTTTGTCCTCCAGGTAAAGTAGTAATTTCAGTTCCTCTACCACCCTCTCTACGAGGTAACCAGAAATCCTCAAGCATACTCATATGCTTTTTATCATCTCTAATCTCACCTGTCTGTGCATCATAGACAAGCTTATTCCTGTAGCGAGACATTACATCACGTAGATATTGTTCCGCTTTTACCTTTGGAAGGTTACCTACATCGATGTAAAATATTCTTCTTTCTGGTGCACGAGATAAACGATAGATGACCAGAGCATCCTCAATCATTCTAAGTTGATTGAGAGACTTAATTCCTTTATGCAAGAAACTAAGATGCATCCTTCTGTTCATGTCCATCAATCCAGAATGGCTAAATGTAACAGAATCGTATGCTAATCTAATTCCTTGGTTACCAGTAAAATCTCCAGTACCAACCATTGAAGACTGTCTACCAAAACCTTGTGGGTTGTAGATATAATAATCTACGTAGTCTCCCCACTCATGTTCAAGGGCAGTACCACGTACAGTTGTTGGATCTTCTACCTTCTTAATTTTTTGTCTGACCCTTCTTATTTTCATTGGGTCAATGTAGCGAAGCTCAGTAATTCCTTCTGTTGGTTTCGCTAAATCTATTACTTTATGGTAATATGCCCTACCATCTACATACCAATTACGTATAATTTCATGGGCTTTCATATCAAAACCGAGAAGACGCTTGATATAATCAAACTCTTCTCGGATCCTTTTCTTTACGGAAGCTCCCACTTCCAAATTTGTTAAATCAATTTGTACACAGGTATCGTTAAGGTCATTAACCACAAACTCGTTAACAATATCATCAACAGCTGAATCACATTCTGGGTGAAGGGACATATCCCTATACCTTTTTATGAGATCAAACTCGTTTCTTGCCTGTGCATCAGTTTCAACATATGTGCCAAAGTAACCACCTGCTGCTACGGCAACACCGTCTTCAGCATTTGGAGGAACGGGAGATTGACCCTTCCGTTCCCCTTTCTTGTTAATTTGGAATCCAAATAGTTGACTCATTATATTATTCGTCTAACCAACTATACTATTTATACTAGTTAAGCCGAGACGGTTTCTTTGATATTTGGAGGAGATGACTCCGCAGATGCCTTAGCTTCTGCTGTCCAGTATGATAATTGGAACTCAACTGAGAATTCAGAAACCTGATCGTTGCTATCATAAGCTAGATCGATTTGTGAAACACTAGTTGGGAATGCATGCCAGAGTGTATACTCTCTGATACCACCACCAGAAATAGTACCAGTAGTTGCATTCTTTTCAAGTTGTATAACTGAAAGGTTAGCCATGTAACCCTCAGAATTACTTGTTGGTCTGAATAATGGAGATGCATTATTTTCATGAGAGTTGATTTTAGCCAACCACTCTTCAAAATAAGCACGAATCTTCATGTCTTCATCATTGATGAATGTTGCAGACCATGTATCGAAGGTGCGATCACCTGCGATTTTTACTGTACGTCCTCTAAATGGGACTTCTATTACACCTAAGTTAGATGCAGGGAGTGCTGCAGACTTACAAAGAATGTTTACTAGATCCTTATCTGTAGCTCCTTTTCCTTGATCAAGCTCACTAGGCCAGTTAACACTGACCTGATACATATTGGGTTTAACACCCTGCTTGATCTTATTAAGAAACTGCGATACGTTTGAATTAATAGCCATTTTAAATTACCTTCCTACGAGTTTGTGGTTATGGATTAAGAACGACCTACGACTTCGCTGAAGGAAACTCCAGATCTCGTAGCGACAAATGATAATGTAATGTAGTTGATAGAGCGTGTAGGCTTGATGTAAACCTCGGCGACAAATTCATTACGGTCAATAACACTAGGTGTATTATTTGACTCATCACATACTACTTGGAAGTCTGTAACACCCCTTCCAGCTTGTACCTCAGAAAGGTAAGAAGAAAGTGCATTATTGAAACCAGCTCTTGTAGTCTCATCATTTTGTTCAAAGATAACTGCCTTAGCAAGTGCTTCTGCTCTCTCTTCAATATTGATGAAGAGTCTACGAACATTAATTCTGTCGAATGCAGAAGGTGAAGATAGTGCAGTCTTATCACCAAATAGTGTGATGCCTTGACCAGGGAAAGAAACAATAGGATTGATTCTATTCTGATAAAGTTCATCTCTATCTGCTGAAGTTGGGTTGTATGCTAGTTTAATAGCATTACGAACTCCACCTCGTGTAAGTCCTGCAGGTGAGAACCAGTCATCAAGTGTTGTAGAAGTTGCAACACATAGACCAGCAACATCTCCGTTGCAAGGAACATAACGATACTTATCATTGAAACGATCATAGAAATACTTATAACCGCTATCAAATACTGCGTATGAAGAAGAACTTAATGTTGAGAAGAAGTTAACTGTGTTATCCTTCTGATCTTTTCTTGAAAGAGCAACAGTTCCAGAAACCTGAGCACCTTTGTGTGCAGAAACAAATGCAACAGCATCTTTTCTTAGGTTAGCAGTAGTGATACATGCAGCAGCTTTCAACTTAGAATCTGCTTCAGTTCCCATTGAACCACCCATAAGGATGAAGTCAACATCAACTGTCTCTGTATCATTAAACTCTTGAAGACCTGTACTAAACTCTGCAGTTGTGTATGCATAGTCATCAGTACCACCTGCAAGTGCTGTATTAACAACACCAAAAAGTTGTAACTTCTGACCAGAAGCTCCAGCAGTAGCAGCAGTACCAGCAGCAAGTCCAGCACCAGAAGTGCTAGGGTTGTGTGAAGCAGCTACGTGATCACCAAAGTAAACGTAGTTAGAAACTTCCTTAACATATGTTGGATAGTAAGAAGAAGCTCCTTCTGATGTTTTACCATCACTGAACTTGGAAAGATATTGTAGTCTTTCTACAACACTCTTAGTTGATCTTTCTACAACACCAACATGAACTTCGTCATAAGATAGTCCTAAGTTTGCAGCAAATGCGGAAGTACCAGGACGAGGACCGATAGCAGATAGTTTAATCTTACCATCATCAGAACTAGACTTAGTACCGTCTGTGTTTGTGTTAGTCCACCAGTCTTCTACTGTAACAGCGATTGTTGTATCCTGAACTGCAGAAACATCTACTGTACCTGAAGATGCACCAGACTGAGTAACTGATAGTGTATCACCAACAGCATATCCAATACCAGGATCACCACCAGTAACAGAAACAGAAGTGATTGCTCCTCTTACAGATGTAACAGTTATTTGTGCGTTGTTACCACCACCAGTAATTGTAACTACATCGTTAACTTGATATTGACCGTCACCAGCGTTAGCAACAGATACGCTATCAACAACACCACCAGTAGAAGTGAAGTCAAGTGTAAGACCTGTTCCATTACCACCTGTAGTAGCAACTGCAGTACCTGTAGCACCGTATGTTGAACCACCACTTGTAACTGTTAAACCTTCTGGGTTACCAGTTGTTACCACAATGTCTACCTTAGCACCAGTACCACCACCACCTGTTGTAGCAAGAGATGTTGCTGTTGTATATGATGCACCAGCATTGTTAACTGTCACACCACTTACTCGACCTGTGTCGGGAGTGTCGAGAGTATCAGCAGAAGTAACACGAACTGTAGGATCATCTAGTATAACAGCACCAGTTAATGATCCAGCATCCCAAGAAAGAACCTCAGCTGCTTTACCAGAACTGAATGCTAAGTTTGTTCCAGCTGCAATTCCTGCAGGTGCAGAAGCGAAAGTAACATACTGATCAGCACCACGGTCTGCTACAACGACATCATAGTCGTTACCCCAAATACCTGGAGTTTGAGCTGCCCATTTCCATGCTGGAGTTGTGCCTTCTACACGTGATTCGTAGTCTACCTTATTCCTAATAATTGCTGCAGCACCAGCGTTAACTGCTCCTGTCTCGGCTCTTACCACTGAAAGGCGACCACCGTAGTTTAAAAATTCTGAAGCTACAAAGAAATCATCAGCATTAGAATCACCTGGTGATCCGAATGTATCTACTAATTCCCTTTGTGAAGCTATCGTGGTGATTTGTCCGACTGGACCCTTTTGGAATGTTGAAACTACTGCAGCAGTATTTGAAGCAGCGTTAACAACAGTACCAGTTGTAAGGTCTCTTTCCTTGACAATAACACCAGGCGAGATTTGACTTGCCATGTTTAGTTACTCCCGATAAATGATCGCTAAAATTGTCTATACTTATTTAGAAAATAGTAACTCTCAGACGGGGAAACAATGCATGAACTACCAGTCTGGATAGTCTGCTAGGTATGGAGGTAAAGGTCTAGGTCTATTTTTCTTCTTACCTTTTCTGGTTTTCACTACTCTTTCAACTGTACATACCTTACATTCATATGAATATGAGGAAGCCAACCTACTTCTATTCTTTCTAATCAAATAAAAATCATCCAATAGATCTTTTGTTCTTCCACAAGATCTACATTTCCTTTGCTTAAACAGCAAGTGTTCTAAGTCAAATTGCTGTTCTAAATCCATTACCTATCAGGAAGCATATAAGTTACGTCTTCTTGGGTAGTACCATATTCCCAAATAGATCCATCTTCTACAAATGAATCATCACCTAGTCCATCATCAATAAATCCAAATGGAGCCATGTCCTGTTCTATCTGATTACGTTGTTCCTCATATATTCTTCTACGAACATCTTGATCAGTCATCTCCTTGAAATACTCTTGCATACACAACCATGCAAAGAGAACCATACACATTACTAAGTCATCGTGGTATCCTTCATCTGCTTCCCATGCTTGCTTTCTTTGAATGAAAGTTGTAAGCTCTTGTAGTATATGGAAGTCTTTGAATGTTAATTTATCTTCTTCTAGTATTGCTTTAAGGTTAGCACAACCTTGCTTCTTCACAGTGATACTCATCTTAACACCTAACTGTGTCTTGTTACCTGAGAACCCTTGACCTACTATCTGACCAGCTCTACCTCTCATAGCACAC